GGTTCTAGCTTAATACGAATATCCACCTTTACATCATCACGTGCATAGTCTATATGAGGGTGTATTGTAAAGCGTTTAGCTAGTGAAGCATCCTTGGTCATCGCAACCAAGTCATCGCCGGTAAGTATAACTTCAATAATAAATACGTTTTCATGCGTACAATTCATTCAAACCTCGGATTGTGCTTTTCATACCACTCATCGGCTTGGCTATCGCCTACACCCGATTTACCCGCATCCACGTGACGCTTGATCGCTATGGCCATATACCGCGCTGCATCTGCTCCGTGACTGTATTTATCATGTAGCGGGCGGTTTTTGTACACCTCTAATTTGTCGTCAAAGATCTTTCGATAATTTCCCAGGCATTTGAGTAGGTCTGCACAACGGGATTCGTCAATCCAAATACGCGGGAATATGCCTCGCAAAGCTTCAATGCCGTCTTCCAATCGGAGCTTAAGGGTTGGAAGAGTGATAAAGCGAAGCCCGAGAGACGCCCCGACCTCTCTTGCAGATAAGCCTGAACTAAACGCGTGCGAGTCAATATCATGAGGCGCGAAATGTTCAGCGTATATGTAGTCTTTTTTCTTGAGGATTCCTGCGTAATGGGGTAATCCTTCTCCGTGGGATTCGTAGTAGTCGATAATATGTATTTCTTGGCCAATAACCTGATAGAAGATAATCGCCGTTGAGTCGCCATAACCGATATCCCACGCCGTATATACACGCGACTGCGTGTCCCATGGTACATTACCGACACGTCCCGAGATTCGCGCATCTTCCAAGTACTTCGCATAGTAACTTCCTTCCACACCCAAAGTAAAGGAGCAGTAGAATTCTTGCTGAATAAAATCCTCACTCATGCCCGCTTGACGCTCTGCGTCAATTTGCTCAGGAGTGATTATATCCGTGTCGCTAACCGTAAGTAGTTGAGAAAACCAACCCTTATTCGCCTTAGCCATATCGTAAATTTCTTTGCCATGATTCGCGCCCCTTGGAGTGAAGTTAAACACCGCCCAGCCACCGTTTTCGGTGAGAATCGGGCGTATCAGCTGCCACGCCTTTGGATCTTGCAGAGAAAATTCAGTAAAAACACACCCAATCGGGTTAGTCCCAACGATACTATCAATATTATTAGTGCCAATAATCTGAATAAGAGAGCCATTTTTAAGCCTTATTTTCATCTCTGTTGAATTAGGATTACCGTCTATCAGCTCTTCGGGCAAGTGTTTAAGCAGACGGAAGCCGTCTTTGTCTACCCCGTCCCACAAGATTTTACGCCCCTGGCTAAAATGCGGGAAGAAATAATAATAAATGCCCACCTTTTTACATGCCTGCATGATAAGGTAATTCCAGCATGTCTTTTCCTTGCCAGCGCGCCTATGCCAAACAAGCACAAAACGCTTATAGCCCGATTTACCCGCTTCCCAGAATGGAAGCTGATAAGGGCGGGCGCGGTAATTGGTGGGTAGCGTTATGTTAATTTCTTGCTTGCTCATTACCTGCCTTGCCTAGACGCTGGTTTTGCACACCCATATAACATCCATCGCATAGCATACGCGTAAAGTCGGTTAAGCCCTTTTTCAAGGGAACAAAGTCTACCATTAGGCGCTTAGCGTCAAAGATACGCTTGCATAGGTCGCAAGGGGCTGTTTCCATGGCTATTTCTTGATCTTATAGGTTACTTTCCGTGTAGTGACAAACTCGGTAGATTCTTCAATATCCATGATAAAGCGCATAACCGCGCCTCTAGGTGTTTGGATACGTCCCAGTTCATTAGGTAGCGCGCCTTTATAGTTATATGAAGATTCAAAGGCTGGACAATTACTGATATAATAGCTATCTATTGCATTGCAGTGCAGAAATACATCGTTCATTGGTTTAATTTCCTCGGTTATTAAATTACTTAATCGCTTCATGCGGGCAAAAAAAGGCTCTGTTTCGGGGACATAAGCACAATACTTCCACCCATTGCAAAATGCTAACGTGTGCTGTACGTCTTCACGCTCCTTAGCTTCTTTAGCGTCTAACTCCGCTAATTTTATGTCATAATAGTCGATAACAAATTGATTACATATCCTCACGCCTTTATCCCTAAGCGTTAAAAGAATTTCTCTTTCACTCATCCTATCCCCCAGTACTTTAATATGCGCCTATCCATATCGCTAAGTACGCATGGCACGGGCACACCAAAGACGCCCGATTGCGCTCTCCCCCAGCGAATAAGCAAATGCGCTTCTCGCTCGATATAACGCACCGTAAAGCGTTCTAGGTCGCCTAGGCTATGCATACTAGCGTACCTTGCCGAAAGCTTTAGGAAGCTTAGCGTTAGCCTTGTTATGGGCGTTAGCTACTTTAGCCTGTACTTTAGGCTTAGCTTGCGCTACTTTCTTGTTTGCTACTTGCATACGCGCTTTGATCTTTTCGATATCTGTTGCCATATGGGTTACCTTTTGTGTTAATTTATGGTTAAGCTTGTACTTGTTGCCTAAGCGAATGGATAAGCTAGCGAATAGCTTTTTAAGGGTTATGATCACTTTGATCGACTCTGCCAAGTTAGCATCGTTCGCCTTAATGCCTTTAGCCATAACGCAAAAATTCTTATCGGCCTTCCCTAACTGCTTGTTAACGCGCTCCTGCTCACGCTCAATCTTATCGCAACGTTCAGCGCTTAGCAATGCTAGCTGGCCTGCCTTCCTTGCGAGTGCGCTCGCGCTATCTAGTTCTTCAATTATCGCGCTAGTGGATAGCTCGGTAGATATTGTATCGCAACCAGGCGCTTTGCCTTTAGGTAGCGTTTCAGGGGCGTGTGCGCCTTGGTTTACTTTCTTTTTGCTCATTGATAATCTCCAATGTTTAACTATTTCCCTAACACTATTAGGCGGGTAATCATCCAAGCTCATATAGAAACACTCCTCGCCGTGACGCGTGTTCCATGATTCCACGTATTCCTCGCCGCTGAAATACTGAAAAGCAGGCCCAAACGCCCACAAGGCACAAACAGCGCCCCTATTGTTTGTAGCTAAGTCAAATAAGCTTTCTAAGCCTAAAACTATTGACACGCTGCCTTGACTGCCTTTAGACACGTTTTAAGCCCCTTTTTACGCGTTTACGCTTTAAGCCCATAGGAACACTTAGCCCTTTGTTCGCTGTGCGCTTTAAGGCCGTCTTAAACGGCTCGTCGTACATCGCTAACATAAACTCATTCAGGTCATGCGCTATCGGCTCAAGTAAAACGCCTAGACGCACAAGGCCTTTTACGCGAGCGCAATATACTTGCGCGTCAAGTAGCGCAATATATGCGTCTAAGATTGCAAGCTTTGCTAAGTTAGTGTCGTTCACGGCACACCTCTACCCAAAGCATTATAAGCAATAATATAAAGCTTACTGACAAACCTATAATAAAATAATCAAGTATAATCATAATAATTACTTTGGTATCTCGTTTAATGTCACGTTGAAATTAAGCTGCTGCGCTATCTCGGGCTGCGATTCCTTGTAGCCTAGCCGCTGCTTAGAGAGCCATATAAGCATCGTTACATTGCCACTTAAGGCGACCTCGAACATGCGCCGTTTAAGGCTTGCGTTACCATTTTCACGCCCCTTTTGCAAAATATCGAAGTAAACCTGGCTTTTATAAATGGTGTCCACGTGACAATTAAGGCGCGCTGCTATTTCGCCTACTGTGCAGTCTTCTTGCGCCAATTTAAATAGCTCGCCTTCATCGAGCCGTAATTTAGGGCGTCCTCTGCGCTTAAATGCTTCAAGCTTGCTGTGTCGCTTGGTACTTACAATACGTTTATCAGCCATAATCGCGCATATATTCGTACGCGTGTTTAAGCGTCAAGTGTTTTATTTAAATAATTAAAATAATCTTTGCGCTTGTGCGTAAATCAATAGCCCGTGTAGCATGTAGGACATAGAAACAAGTAAACCAAAACAAAGGAGTCTTTCAATGAATATAGACGAGGCAAAAATAAGTTTAGACGCTCTGAAAAAGCTGTTAAATAAGTTACAAAGCGAACTGGAATTACAAATTGAATACTTAGATAACGCTAATAGTTTCGCGGTGAGAAAAAGTATTTATTATACGATTGCTCGATTAACAGATTGCCAAAACAATTATCGTTGTATCATTAACCAACTACCCGATAGCTTTTTTAAACTTTAAAATCCACAAACACGGGCGCACAAGCGCCCCTTAACCAAGGACAAAAAAATATGGGATATTCATGTAGCGCAAAGGCGCGATTTACATTTGACGCAATCACAAAGCTTGTTGATTTTTGCGACGACAAAGAAACTAATAAATATTGGCTAGATATTGGCCGTGAGAATTTTGACGGCTCTATTACGGGCAAAGTCTATGAGTTTTGCGGAATAACATACAAAGACAAAGACGGCTATAATCGTCGCCCTTGCAGAGAGAAAGGAAACTTTAAAATCGACAAGAATGGCATTATTATCCGTTTCCCAGGCCTAGCTAAAGGCGTTTGGGAGCTATTGCAAGTAGAAGGTAATACGCTTTACAAGCGCGAATACCTAGGTATCGGCCGCACACGCCATGATTTACCTAATTGCCTTAATTAAAATAAACATAAACCCTTGCGCTATATCCTACACCTCATGTAGTATGTAGCTCATAAACAATAACCCAGAGGACAAAAAACATGACACAAAGATTCACTAAATATGATGTACTTGCGGCGTTTATACGCCTCACCAATAGCTTAGGTGTTCGCCAATGTATTACCAAGCATGATTTAGATTTATACATTAAGCGCAACGAAAATGCACCTTTCCCTAAAAAGTTGGTATGTCATGCTAACGACATTGAAGGTTCATGGTTTATACATTACGCCGCTTGTTACGGCGGATGGGCGATTAAACAATATATAGAGAACCACGGTGAGCGTGACCCTATTGGCGCACAAAGACGAAACGCAA